AGCTTGTAACCACAAGACACAAGTCTTCCAGTTGCAGCAGTATACGGGTCATTTACTGAAATGCCTGGGAAATATCCACCACCAGCTAACCATTGTGGTAACACACTGAGAGGGGCTCCAGATCCAATATCAGACGTCAAGTTAGACGATGACGAGAATGTGATTGAAACACCATTAACAGTGCATCCTGTGGAAGCGGTTGGGCCGAATAATATAGCAGAGGCTGGCAACGTTGGCAGTGTTTGTATGATGTAAGTACCTGCGTCTGGGATGACAATTGTGTCAAAAGATCGATTATCGACAACAACAAACGAATTGTTGCCACCATCGGGGATGGAACCTTTACCCGATGAGGCAAAGGGATCCATTCGACAATGCATGTAATCTGACATACCAGAGCGTGCCATCTTGGATGTTCGGGCTAATGCCCGTTCAATGGTATCAATGGTTCTCTTCTGCGGAAGTAGTGTCTTATTGCGCTTGGGCAATCTACGTCTAGGGCTAGGCTTAGCTAGTTTAAGTTTTAGTGTTGGGAGTTTTCGGGTCGGCATAATAAAATGGGAGAGGAATAAAGGGTAGTGCTAATTAATATATAAAAGCGATTGCATAGTACTCGAATTAAGCGTCGGTTCTTCAACCTCATATTCACACAAATCATCTAAATCATATGAATCGAATTGATTTTCTAATTCTAATTGTCTGGGAACACTAATACCGAAGGATAAATAAAAAGAATGACGTGACTCTTCGGTGATAAAGTCGCTAAGGTTATCAACAGATACCGATCTGTTGAGATAATGATTATCAACACTGGAAAGTTTTAGCGATTTATCACTAAACCGTATTAAGAAACGAGCAAATGATTGTAACACAGGGACTGCTTTGTTAACAGCAGACTCACACTGACCAACAGCATTGCACCACCGTCGAAATAGTGGTGTTGAGTTGTAATTGCGGTCGATGCAAGTGGTACTACGTGATATGACACGATGTGGTGTGCGAACCATCAACCATCCATTAATTGTGCGGACAGGCTTACATTGGCAATATTCAATGTCATTAAAATTATAAACGATTTCATGTTTTGTCGCAAAACCGTAATTAGACAGTTTAACAAAATCAAGTAGATGTAAATCTGTGCGTTCTATAATTATGACAGAATCATCACCATCGACGGTGACGAATTTGTTTTTAACCAATTGTAGCCAATCGAATATAATGGATAGATTGACGATACTATTGCCTAGTGAAGTGTTAACATCACCAGAGCAGCGTGTACCCTTAACTGTGTATGAACCACCATGTCTCGTAAGACCATGATTGGTTATTTGCTTATTAAGTAACTCGGCGAGGAATGGGTCATTGGGATAAAAGGATTTATAATAGGCATGTTCGGCCTTCAACCACCCAGAATGTATTCTGCTATCAAATCTATTATGGTCCATGAGAATTGCGACAGGATCTTTGAATTGGTCCCAACCAAACTTTAAATACTCAGCTTTTTGGTATAAGTTGAGACATTTCGTAGTAAGTAGCT